GAGGAGAACGACAACCTCCGCGCCCAGATTGCGACACTCAAGGAACGCCTTGAGCAGCCGTGTCTTGCCTGTGGCTTCATCAACCCCGCCGAATAGGCTCTTGTCCAAGATAAGGAACCTCGCCGTGTGGAACCCATTCAAGCGAAAACCGAAACGACTAGGCGACCTGATGGCTGACTACCTGAAAGCCGGGGAACAAATCTTCGGCGTGGGCTATAACGAGCGCGAACACCAGAAGTATGAAGAACTCAGGGCAACCGTCCAATGCGCTGAGGACGAAAGCCTAGCCGATGGAATCCGGCGACTCGCCCTCCGCGTTAAGGATCTGGAACGGTCAGAGCGTGGGCTGGCGGAGGAGCGTGACCACGCCGAGGAGTGGGCGGACAAACTGGCTGAAGCCATCGCCCGCCACTTCCGCGAGGACATTGGCGAACACTCCAATATCAACCTTCCTTGGGCGAATGCCCACAACCTCATCGACGGTAACTTCTGCCGTTGATGTCCAAGATCGGAGGCACTGTGAGCGCCATTGACCATCTAAATCGGATCATGGAAGCTGCCGCTGGGCTGGGGCGCAATGTCCCGCCTGACGAAGCAATCCGGAGAAGCGTCCTGGTGACTTCCACGATGACCGACCAAATGGAAAGGTCTAACCACCGGATGCTGGCAGGGGCATCAACACTTGGGAACATCCGGGTGGCCTATGAGGTGCCAATTGATTTGTACAAGGAGCTACAAGCATCCAAGATCGACCCGGAGGATATTCCAACCGAGCTTATCGTGATCCCTCACCCAAGGATCTTTCTTCGGGCATTCGACCAAGAAACAAAAAAGGGGTTCTTCTACTTCCTGGCCATGGATCATTTTGACGGGTTCCGGGTGCTCACCGTGTTCATGCCGACCGGGTCGCTTCCCGTAAAACTTATTCCGGGTCTTTCCGTCGCAGACTCCATTCGTAAAACGGAATTTCAGATCGGGCCATTCCGTGGTGACGGATCTTATACGCCAGAAGGGAAGATGTTTGAGATGTTGGAGACAGTCGTGAAGGTGGCCCTGTTTCTGTCGGCTACCAATGACTATGAAGATGTCGATGTGCCCCCGATTGGTGGCGGGAAGAAGAATCGAAACAAACCCGACTTCATGAAGCAGCCAGCCACCCGAAGGATCATTGGTGGGAAGTTCGTTTCAGCGCTGAACCGTTATCGCAAGACCCGATCTACCGGAGCCGCCACGTCAATTACACATGGCGATACCAAACCTCACCTTCGCGCTGGGCACTGGCATCTCTACTGGACCGGGAAAGGTAGCAAGACGGGAACTGGGCCAAAAATCCCCAAGGTCCAATGGTTGCATCCTTGCCTTGTGAACGCTGACGAGGTTGGCGAGGTTGAGATCCAACGCACCATCAAAAACTGAATCTGTCCAGGAGTCTGACATGAACTTCTCGCTTGTTTACCTCCTGGTCTGTCTGGCCCTCTTTCTTGGGTTCAAGGTCGGGGCACGGTGGGGGAATCGTCCACCTCGTCCTGGCCGAATCGAAATCCCAAGCAACCTATTCCAGGAACTGGTAAACCTCGCATGGTGCGCCAGCACCCACACGGACGCCCATCAGGTCTATGGCACCTCCGAGCAGGACGCCACCAACACCGCCCAGGCCGCGCAAAACACCCTAGACCGATTCAACCGCGCCAAGTAGGCGTATGTCCAGAGGCACACCACATGCTGCTCAAAGACTTCATCGAAAAACTCCAATACATCGAGAAGGAAAGCCGAGGCACCCACCACTTTGACGGGAAGGTGGAAGTGTTTTTCTACTTGGACGATCCCACCGATGAGGTTGATGTAGAGATAGACCTGCATCCAGAAGACCCGGTTGAGCCGTGGATATTGATGGGCTGTGGCTGCTGGGCTGGTGCGAATGTTCTCCTTCAAATTAACCGCAAGTGATCTTGTCCAGGAGCCCCATGCCTAAACCCGTCATAGTCTCAGCGACATGCCAACCGGCCCCCGATGAACTCAGCCTCTGCGACCCAGAGATCCGCGCCTTGTTCGAGGGCACACAATACTTCATCGGCACGCCCACCATGGCCCAACTGGTCAAGGAATTGCGCCTGCTGCGCGAGGCACTCGCCAAGGAGAAGCCATGAAGAAGAAGCTGAAGGCCAAGATCAAGGCGCTTGCGGCCCAGGTGGCAGCACTCGATGACCGGACAGCCCGCCTCGTGAATGAAGTGGCCCTCCTCAAGCGCTTCATCCGGGCCACGCCCGAGGAGCAGAAGGCCCTCCTGGAAACGTGGGACGCCCAGGACAAGGCCCTCCGAGCCATCCACAAGACGATGGAGGACACCCTCCTATTCGGGGCCCAGAGCACCACACTCGAGCCCGTGTTCCAGGGATTCCCAGCCCCCAAGGGGTTCACGCATGACACCGGAACCGTCCATGTAGGCCCCGAAGTGGTGGCGCTCACCTCCGGCCCGCTGGCCGAGGGAATGACCATCCACTACCCGGGACACCCGCTGGACGGAGCGACGATCACCCGGGCCAGCGACTAGAGGTCGAGCCACCCGAACACGAGGCGCCCGAGGGCCGCGAAGAAGTCAAGGAACGCCTCTACCAACAGGGACCACCGGCTGCGCTCATGCCTCGCCCAGATCTGCTCTAGCCTTTCGTCTGGTTTCATGGGCCACCCCATTAAGAGCGCTCAAGACAGGTTGGGCTCCACCACCAGCGAGGACACCCGGCTGAACACCGAGCGACCCGTGCTGGCATCCTGCACCTGCAGCTGGTAAACCCCCGCCACAGGGAAGTCGCCGGCGCCCACCTGGTAGGCCACCTTCCCCGACGGGCCGTCCACCAGCCCCACAGGGAGGGGAATGGGAACCGTCGTCGGAAGGGAGGCCGGCGCCTTGATGACCAGGTTGACGGCGGTCGCCGCGCTCAGATCAAGGCCGGTGGCCAGGGAAAGGACATAACCGAAGCTGCCAGCCTGCACGCTCATCAGAACTCCAGGGAAGTGGTGGGGGGAGTGAAGGTCACGACGGCCGGCCCCGGAGGGACGAACCCCACGCTTGTGCCGGGACGCAGCACGGCGCCAGCCAAGGCCCCGGACGCCGGGAGAACCACCGTCCCATTGAGCGGGGCGGGGCCATCCACCAGTTGAAACTCCAGGCCCAGGTCCAACAGCGACCCGGCCATGCTCATGACCTGGCCGACGATCTCATATCCACCCGCCACGAGGAGTCCCAGGGAGACGCGCCCGCCCAGGTCCCTGCCACTCGAGCCCCATGCGACCACAGGAACGGGGACCTCGGCCAGAGAGGACACGTTCCGGAGGGTCACCTGCCCCCCCACCCCATGGGCATCCTGGACGAGCGATGTGCCCCCGATGAGCCCCAGGACGTCCGTGGCGGACAGACTGATCCAGAGGTCCGGCATGTCACCGCGGAAGAAGGTCGGGATGCTCATAGGCGCTCCACCCAGAAGGACACGCGGAACAAGGGCCGGACAGACAGCGCAGCCGGGGCCATCGAGGGCGTGACCTCGGCCACACCGGACAGGTTGATGGAGGTCGTGAGGAGGGCCACGGCCGCGGACTGGAGGATGGCGGAGCCCACGAATCGGATGACGGTGGTCAAGGCGGCCGGGGCCGAGGCCACCGTGCTGGCCGTCCCCCCGAGGGGGATCCCGGTCGAGAGGTTCCCAGAGGCCGTGCTCGAGCAGGCGGCCGTGCCCTGGAACTGGGTCTTCACCTGCAGCGCGGCCGGGGCGACCGTCGCCACCGAGGCCAGGGAACCCACAAGCTGGATGCCCGTGGTGAGGTTGGCGCCCCCGACGTTGGACACGAGGGCCGCGGCCGAACCCAGAAGCTGGATGTTCGAATAGAGGTTGCCCAGGCCGAAGGACGCCACCGAGGCCGTGCCGGCCAGCTGCACCTTCGTGGTCAAGGTGGCCGTGATGACCGACGACACCGCGGCCAGGGCGCCGGTGAGGGGCCGATACAGCGTCGGGTTGCCGGTGACGGACGCCACACAGGGGGCAGAGCCCACGAGGCTGATGCCAGTGGAAAGGGTGGCTGTCGCCACATTCGAGACGGCCGCCAGGACGGGGCCCAGCAGAGGGATGGCGGTCGCCAGGTTGGCGGTTGGGATGCTGGCGACGCAGGCCAACGACCCCGCGAGAGGGATCCCCGTCGAAAGAGCGCCTGAAGCCGTGCTCGAGGACGCCGCGGCACCCACCAGGCCGGAGGACATGGAGCCCGTGGCAGAGGCAGAGGCCAGAGCCGAGCCCACCAAGTGGATGCCGGTTGACAGGGCGCCAGAGGCCGAACTGAGCGCCGAAGGGGCGCAGGACAGCAGGATGGAGGTGGCGAGAGCCGGCGGGGCGGCCGTGGACACAGCCTGCAGGGCCCCGGCCAGGGCGATGCCCGTCGAGAGGGAGACGGTCGCAGTGGTCTGGGCAGCCAGGGCCCCCGCCAGGCGGATCTGGGTCGTGAGGACCGCGGACCCGACGTTGGACACGACCGCGGAGGCCGACCCGAGCAGCTGGATCTGGGTAATCAGCCCGGCAATCTGAATGGAGGCGACGCAGGAGAGGGCGCCCGTGAGCGCAATCCCCGTCGAGAGCGCAGCCGGCCCCGCGGTCGCCTGGCAGGCGATCGAAGCCGTCAACGCCTTCGGGATGAGCAACTGGGCCGTGATGACCGAGGCCACGCAGGGGCCCGACCCTACCAATTGGATGCCGGTCGTCAAGGAGGCAGAGGCGCTGGAGGCAACCGCGGCCGTCCCCGTCATGCTCCCGCCACCCGTGGTGAGGTCAGTCGGACCAGTCGAGGTCACACAGGCCGCGGAACCGACCAGGGCAATGCCTGTGGTCAGATTGGCCGTGATGACGTTCGCAACAGCCGCCAGAGCCGGACCCAGGAGCGGAATCGCCGTCGAGAGGGCCGCGGTCGCCGTCGAGGCGCATGCCGCGGAGCCGGAAAGGGGAATGCCAGTGGTGAGCCCTGCAGGGCCCGCGGTGGCCACCACCTGCAGCGAGGCCGCAAGGGCAACCCCAGTGGAGAGGGTGGCAGACGACGAGGAGGCCGCGGAAACAGAGGCGGCCAACGGGATCCCTGTCGTCAAGGACCCGCTGGCCGTGGCCTGCGCCGAAACCGACGCGCCAAACGAGGCGCCCGATGAGCCGGACGCCTCGTAGACGGATCGGAGGGCGAGAAGCATTTAGGAACCGCCTACTAGGTCGGGACTTCTTCCCACTGCATGGACAGAAGGAGCGAGGCCGCAACGGACGCGATGTTGGTGTAGACGCAGGCGTAGCCTCCGGGCGGCAGGATGACGCTCCCCTCCAGGTCGATAAGCTGGAAGGGCTGTACGCCGTAGGCGCTGACCGCCGCCGTCCCGATCTCGCCGAAGATGTCACGGAGCACCGGAGCGGTGGGGAGCGTGGCGGCTGCGTCCACGAGGCCCTGGCCGCTCGGCCCATTGACGAAATTGTTGGACGGCGTGAGGGGCGTCGTGTGGGTGACGTTGGTCCCGTTGTTGAATCCGGTCATCAGGCCCAAGGCGAGGGTCGTGGTCTGGGCCAGGATCTGCGCGATGCCCACCTTGTTGAGCACGAGGTTGACCGTGCTGCCGATGGGGTTCGACAGGCAAAGGCCCGTGTAGGTGGTCGCAAAGGCCGCCGAGGTCGCCACGGCGGCCTGATTGGCTGTGGCGAATAGGGCCTTGTTGTATGCCGTCTCGTAGTAGCGCCCGTGAAGCTCCTGCATGATCAGTTCCGCGAGGCGGCCTGACCGGAGCATGGCGGGCGTGTTGACGCCGAGGGCGGGGTTGGTGGCCTGTGCGCCGACCTGGGACTGGAGAAGCATGGGTTACCTCACTTGTAGAAGATGCTGCCGGTGATGGAGGCGGTGGTGGATCCGTTGTATCCGGTGACGCAGGCAAAGGACATGGCGCTGGCGCCGTTCATGATCCCGAGGGGGGACATAACGGTGAGGCTGGCGCTGGCGGGGATGAGGAAAACGCAAGTCGGGGCCGTGGTGCCCAAGGTGACGCTGCCCGAGGCCACGTTCCAGAAACTGAGGTAGACCGGGGACGCCGTATTGTTGAGGATGCTGAAGCCGTAGAGGCTTCCCGCAGAAGCCTTGAGAGCCGTAAGGGCGCCCGTGGCGTTCACGTTCACATTGGAGAGGGCCGCCGTCGCACTCGTGCTCGGACATGGCGAGTCCAGAATGGGGGTCGTGTTCGGCGTGTTCCCGATCTGGGCGGTCCAAGTTCCACCCTGGGAAGCAGTACAAAGCAGACTTCCTGCCGTATTCTGTGTCACAGATAGAATCTGAGGGTTCAGATCAGTCGTTGAGAGCCGGGTGAAACCTTGGCAAACGGCGCCGACCAAGTAGGCGTTGGATCTGCACCGAAGGTAACGGAGGTTACATTTTCCAGAGTAAAAATTATGCGTGCTGGCACTCGGGCTAATTAGGGCGTTAACCGGGATCCCCGTCAAAACCGAAATGTCGTAGACCGGCACCGCAACCCAGCTAACGCCATCATTGCTTTCCTCGAAGATGTAGTTGCCCTGCGACAACCCTGCCCCGATATTGATCTGAGCGAGAAAGGATCGGTAGGAAGTGGTGCCCCCGGCCATCGTGTCGATAGGAGCGGTGTTGCCCGTCAGCACATTCCAAGGGGCAGGAGATGCTGCGGACGGGAAGTAGAAGGCTTGTCCGACAATCAGCAGATCCTGGGCCTGATCCGACGCGATGGTAACGGGCATGGACCTCGTGGACGGCTGCTGCCCCGGAAGGCCGGGCACCACAGAGAGCGCCACGCCCGTCTGTGGGTCCAGCGCCTGGGTGAGCCGGTCCATGCCGTAGTCGCCCACGACACACCGGCCAATGACATTGGTCACCACCGAGCCCTGCATGGCCTCCGCATTCAGGCGGACGTATCGGGTCGCCACCTTGAGGACGAAGATGCCAGATCGCGTGATCGAATCCGTGGTGACCAATTCGTCCAGGCCCATCACCTGAAGCTGGAACCACGACCCCGTGCTCTGGTCGTTGGACCCCTCCACAGTGATCAACCCGTTCCAGGCCCCCACAAGCTGGATGACCAGGGTGTCCTGCCCGATGGTGTCGATGGCCGTCTGCGGGGCCGGGGTGGAGATGGTGCCGGTCTGGAGGACGGAGGCGTCCACATCGTTGACGTTCATGACCGAATTGGGCGACATCGCCACCACGAGGGCCGGATCCGCCGCCACAGGAGCGGTGGAGGCGGCCTTGACCGCGGCGACGTTGCTCCAGTTCTGAGGATCGCCAACGCTGATGACCTGGCGGTCTACGGTCGTGGAGCCCGAATTGGTAAGCTGGACAGCATCGACGTTCGGGCCCCCGCCAGCGGGAGCGACCTGAACGGGACTAGGAGTGAGTGTCATGGGGCCTCGATGGATAGGGGGCCCACCCCGAAAGGCGGGCCCCGCAGCTGTGGGTCACCCGCCTTAGTTGTCGATCTGGACGGACAACTGGCCGGCGGCGAAGGAGGGCGCCGCGTCGCCGTTGTTGATGGTCTTCGAGGTGCCGAGGTTGCCGTAGAACTGGAGGTTGCCCACGGTGAGCGCATCGTAGATGCCGAAGCTGGTCACGACACCCCAGGAGGCCGTCGGCGAGGGGAAGGTCACGGGGTTGTTGTTGGAGGTCGTGCCGGATGTCCCGGTGCTGGCGACCGTGGTCCCCGCACCCTGCGTGCCCGCCCAGTTCGCCAGCGAGGAAGTGATGGCCACACGGGCGTAGGAACCGCCCGAGACTTCCACCTCACTGCTGTTGGCGTCGTTGTCGGCCGTGGTGAACAGCGCGACATAGAGGGAGGTCGGCCCGGTGCCAGCCCCAGCCGAGGCGCCGGTGACGCCGAAAGCCTGGGCCCGGAAATACCAGTCGATGAAGTGGTTCTCGAGGAAATCCGACATTGCACTCATGGAAACTCCTGTGCGCGGTCAGGCGCGAAAAAGGGTTAAGAGACGAAGGTGTTGACCGAGGCACCCGTGCCAGTGAGGGCTGTGACGATGGTCTGGACCCAAGCGCCCTCGCACACAACGGCGGACGCCTGCGTGTCGGATCCGGAGCCACTGAGGGTCAGGGTGGCTGCCGTGGCGAAGTTGACGCCATCCAGGGACACCTTGACCAGCACGGTGGCGGTCAGGGCGCCGGTGCCAGAGAGGTTGGCCTGCACGTTCCGCTGGGGTCGGCCGTTGATGGGCACGAACACAGCGCCCGCGGCACTGACGGCCTGGCCACCGGAGAGGATGGGCATGACGTTGCGGGGGAGGACAGGAGTGGCCATGGGTCACCTCAAGAACGGAGACGGCGGAGGACGAGGGTGCAGGCACAATTCGGATGGCAGGGGCAGGCCGCCCACCACAACTCGGAGGACACGCGCTCCCGGCCGAGTTTCCGGGACCAGAGCGAGGCAGAGCGGCCGACATTGGACTTGCCGACCCAGATCTGGGTGTCGCCGTTCTTCCCTGGAGCATCGGGCGCCACCACGCGGAACCGACGCATGTTCTGGTGACGACAGAAGGGACAGGCATTCGGGGCAGCGTGCCATTCGGCAGCCCAACCCTCCGCCGGGTCCACCGAGGAGAGCGTGCCGTTGGACACGGCGAAGGCCGTCTCGGTGAGCGCCACCCGGCGCCAATCCCGGTTCATGGCAGAGAACTGGTCGAACAACCGCTGCTGCAGCTTCCCCGAGCCGTCGCCGGCCTCCTTGGAGGTCACGAGGCAGGTGAGGAGGTTGTGGCGGGCCTGGGCCGACAGGTTGGTCATGTGCTCGACCGCCCGGACCTTCGTCCACTGGAGGGAGAACGAGGTCGCCTTGGACCCATCCTTGAGCGCACCACCCCAAGATGGGAACTGGTCAGGATGCGCCACGCGCTCCCCGGCCCGGTGCATCAGGTGGGTGCGGAGGGCCAGCGCCTGGGCGGCCTGCTCCATGGACTCCCCGGGGAGGAGGGCCCCCACCAGGCGGTCGATGACGGTCTGCCATCCCTGCATGAGCCGCTCGGGCTGGAGGTCGGAGCGGAACAGGTCGGCGATGGCGCCCCAACCCGGCACATGAGGAGAAGGAGGGAGGGCCTTGAGCACCGTTCGCACCGGCCGCCCCGTGACGTTCGCCAGGAGGCCCCGCAGGAACTCGGCACCTACATCGTAGAAATCGGCCTCGATGGAGGCGATGACAGGATCGGGGTGTGGACCCCAGAACGGCCGCTCGGCCTCCACCTGCTGGGCCGTGGGGGGCGTGGCAGGCATGCGACGCCGACCGATCGCCTTCAGCGCCAGGCGAACAGCCGCAGGGAGGCGGGTGTCCCGATCGGCCAGAGCGGCCCCGAGGCGGGCGTCAAGGACGGCCATGGTTGGCCTCGTCCTCTTCCACCACGACGCGCAGGAGCGCCAGGCAGCAGAAAACCCCAATGAGGATGATCAGAGCCCCTCGAATCACTGATCACCCCCAGTGGGGTCTGGGTGCAGATCCCCGAGGGAATCCGCGATCTCTCCGGCCTTGCCCTCGGGCGCCGAAGGTTCCTGGCCGTCGTCCACGCCCAGGTCGTCGGCATGGAAGGAGCCATCCGTGGAACCACCACCGGCCTCGTCATCCTTGGCCTGGGCCCCGATCCCAGCCAGCGCCTGCTGGTAGGAGGCACCGAGGGACGGATTGAGGGGGACGTTGCCCATGATGGGATCCGGATGAGGCTCGAAGCCCCAAAGCTTCCGGCCTTCGTTGAGGGTTCCCACCGCGTTCTGGCGCGTGAACTCGGCCTGCAAAAGACCACTGTCAGCGGGCATTTGCCCAACCCAGGCGATGGGATAGGGATCCATTCCCAGGGAGGTCCGCAGTTCGTCGATGGACTGCAGACGCTCCTTGGTCAGCTGCTTGGCCTTCACATCCCCGGGGTCAACCCCAGTGAAGGAGAACCGAGCCTTCGACCAATACCGGGAGGTGATGTTCTCGGTGATGAAGGATTCAATGTCAGACAGGAGCGGGTCCAGCCCCTTGTCCCGGGCCGCGGCCAGCTTCTCGGCCGTGTCGTCTCCACTCAGCGAGGACGTATTGCCCGCGGTAAAGGACTCGAGGCCGATCTCCTTCGTGTCCATGCCGTAGACGGCACACATGATCGACGCCTGCAGCGAGATCCACTTGGCGAAGGCCATCTCGGAGAACTCGGCGTTGGTGTTGACGTAGTTCGCGGTCGCCTGCTGGCCCCGGGACTGGAGCACGGGAAGGGTCCACTGGTTCTGGGCGCCACGCAGGCGGGCCTGCCAGCCGGCCTCGAAGGCCATCATCTGCTCCCGAGGGAACTGGCCGCTGAGGACCAGGATGCCCTTGGGAATCGCGTTGTTGTCCATGCCCTCGCGGGTGAAGGTGCAGGCGGACAGGAAATTGGTCAGGGTCTCCAGGGAGGACTCGAGTTCCGAGGTCCCGTAACCCTGGCGCTCCAGGTCGGTGGAGCGGTTGCGGACGAACAGCGCCGCCTCCTCATAGGAGAACTCCACCGCCCCGGGGGCGCCCATGCCGTTGGTGGCGGCATCCTGAACCAAGAAGATGTCGTCCCCAGCCTCGAGGTCGCCGAAGGTGGACGACAGAAAGAATGTGGCCGAGTCGCGGACATAGAAGGAATCCAAGCCCGATCCACCGCCGGCGGCCGTGTAGGGCACGGTCTCCACCGGAACGTGGTCGAACATGAGGGTGTCGTCGGTGAGGGCGGACAGGAAGTCGCGGAACCCCATCCGGCCCAGCCTCCGGCGCTGCAGCGGGTCAAACTCGATCCCCCCGCAGCTGATGACCTGGGAGAGCCAGGCGAAGTAGTCGGTGTCCTGGGGCGTGATTTCGTGAGAATGGTCGATGTGCCGCAGCTTCCAACCCACCTCGTCGTCCTTCATCGAAGGAGAGGCGAAGCGGAGCACCTGCCGGCGCCGGGTCCGGTGGATGGCCTGGGCGACCTCAATCCGGGTGGCCAACTGGCGGAGGGCGACGAAGGGGATGCCAGGCTTGGGGATGTAGCGGCCCCCTGCCCCAAGCTGGGCCAGCATGGGCTTGGTCCGGGCCTTGGGGTCCGCGGACTGCACAGAGCCCGTCGCCAGGGCCTTGGCCACCGTGCGCTCGACCTTCTCAAGCTTGACCCAGTCCATCATCATCTGGGCCAGGTTTGGAGGGATCAGCCCAGGGTCGTTGTAGCCCTTGAGAACCTGGCGCCCAGCGTCCGCCACCTCGTCAGCCGGAGCGTGCGGGTCATAGGCCGTGCGCTCGGCTGCGCCAAGGTGGCCGAACGGAGCACCGCCGTTCGCGGGTTGGAATGACCAGAGGGGGCCCGTCATGCCTCCAGATCACCATTCGCCGCCCTCCGCCCAGTCCTCGACTGGTCCAGTGTCGGCGGGGTAGTGGGCCACACAGGACGGGTCGATAGCCTGCACGCGGAACTTGTTGAGGCCACAGAGGCCGCCAAGGGCATCCCGGTAGTGGGTGCAGTTCCCGCAGGTGCGCCTGGTGAGGATAGCCCGCTCCTGTGCCACGACGGCCACAGGGTTGCTCCCGTCCGAGACGGCCAGCGAGGGCACCCGGTCAGGATGCACCCCTGGCGGGGCCGTGGCAGCTGCCTGAAGCCTGGCGAGGGTGCCCTGGTCCACTGGGGCGGGGCCGGCCGCAGGAGCAGGCGTGGGGGCCAGCGTGGGGAACCCAGCACGATCCGAACCGGCCACGGCCGCCAGACCCCAGGCAGAGCGCCCCAGGGTGCAGAGATAGACGCCGATCGCCAGGGACATCACCCGGTCGTCATGGGAGCCCGGGAGGGCCTCGGGCTTGCCCAGCTTGTTCCGGTGGAAGCGCAGGGTCTCCACCCAGAACCGCGGGTCGGGGCAGTAGATGAGCCCCGTGCGGATCACCTCTGCCAGCGCGTCGAGGATCATGGGCCGGGTCTTGGTGTCGGTCGGGAACCCGGGCCGAAGGAACCGCTGCCCGCCCTGGTCATACTCGGCGTGCCGGTAGACCTCGGGATACTGGGCCTCCTCGAGCACATGGACCACCGTGTGGCCGTGGTTGTTCCGCTCGGGGGCGACGCAGGCCCGATACCGGCGGCCAAGGGCGTCCAACTTCCGGGCGAACTCCACCGGCGGGATGCGGCCATGGAGGGCGGCCACCACCCGGAGGGTCCGGGCGTGGATGACGTAGCCAGACGAGAAGTCGGAGCCCCCCTGCTCTGGGTCGGCCACCGAGGACTCGCCACGGTCCAGGCCCTCGGCAATGTCGGCCGAAAGCACATAGGTCTCGCCCGGGAGGGGGTCCTGGTAGATCATCGCCCCCGTGCGGTCGAGCGTGAAGGGAACCGGGCTCCGCCGAAGGTCGTCCAGACGGGCCGCGGCAACCTCCATGTCGAAGAAGGGCGTGCCGGTGGTGAGGAAGGCGCCGGCCAGGGTCTCGGGATACTCCTGGGGGAACTTGGAACCGACCTCAATTTTCTTGGCCCGGCGCCAGGCGATCTGCTGGAGGTCCAGCCCATGGAGCGACATGAGCGCCGCTTCCTCGGCGGTCAGCGGAGACTGGGTCTTCGGATCCCAGGGCTTCCGATACTCGGGATGCTCGAACCAGGCGTAGTAGACCACATGCCAGGGCATCGAGGGGTCACCCTCGCCCTCGAGGGCGGCCACGACGTCGGCGTGGTAGAGGTTCTGCCCGTTGGCTGTGGTCTCCAGGATGGCGTTCCCGGTGGCGGGCACGGCCTGCAGGTAGCTGTTCTTGAAGCCCTGGTAATCCCGGTAGAAGGCGGCCTCAGAGGCGTGCAGGTTGTGGATGACGCCACCGCGCCAGGGGTGGCCCGCCTCGGTGTCGATGACGAACTTGGAAGGCGGAAAGAGGGCCTGGTCCCCAGGGAACACGATCTGGAACTCATACTTGGAGTCCGAAGAAAGGCGCATTTCCCCCCGCATGGGCCCCGGAAGGTGGTCCCAGAAGATGCGGTAGGTCTCCAGAAGAATCTCGGCGATGTCCTTGTCGTGGGCCAAGATAACCGAGACGCGCCCCGGGTTCAGGAACCCATCCATGAAGAACAGGGCCGCGATGAAGGTCGAGAACCCCAGCTGCCTGGGCTTGACGATGAGGTCCCTGATCCCACGGAAGCGATCGGCGGCCTTCTCGCGGAAGCCCTCAACGTGCCGCTGACGGAGCGAGGCCCGGTAGCGCCGCTGGATGGGGTTAAGGACGAAGGGCCAGAGGGCCCCGCCGTCCTTCACCCGGACCTGAAGGTTCTGGGCACAGAACAAGAGCAACGAATGGGTGGTCGCCCGGATCTGCTTCTGCTCCGTCATCCCGTGCAGGGGGTCCAGCAGCCGGGCAGCTGCCGCCAGGGCCTCCTCGCGGTTCGTGGGAGAGGGATGGGCATCTAGCGCACGCAATCGCCCCCCTCAACGGCCAATTGCCGGATCGCCACGGCCTGCAGAAACTCCAGCGAGGGGTCGCCGGTGGCACGAAGCAGGATCTTCCCCGAGGCGCTGTCGGGAACCATCAAGAACACCCCCATCCGGACCTTCCGGTGCACCTCGCAGGCCAGGGCCGCGTCCGGATGGGGCGTCTCATGCAGCCCCAGCACCGCGGCCAGCGCGAAGGAGGCCCGGGCGGCCTCGGACCACCAGCCGATCTCGCACCCCATGGCAATGGCGGCATCGTGGCCGGCGCCCTTCCCATAACCGCGGGCCAGGACCGCATAGGACCGCCCCGATAGGCGGGCCAGTGCCCGGAAGGACTCCTCCTGGATCATGTCCAGGGTCACGGTCAGCCGGTGGGCCTTCTGGATCCGCCCATAGAAGGTGTCCAGGGCCGCCGCGTGCCCCAGCAGGAGGGCCCACCAGGCGGACTCATACCGGCCCGAGGGCGGAGGGATGATCACGGGGTCGAACTGGGGACAGAGCACCGCGGGACTACTCAACAGGGTCCTCCTCGGGAAGCACATCCATAACGTCGGCATCCTCGACAGGGTCCAGGCCCTCACGTATGAGGAGCCAGCGACCACCCCCACCGCCAGGGAGGACGACCTTCCCAATGTCCGGGTCCGCGGCCTCGGTCGTCGCCTTCAGCGCCCGGTGAAGCCCGGTGATGCCCCCGACGAGGTCAGACATGGACACCTGCTCCCGCTGCGCCTTCTCGATCACCTTCTGAACCAGGAACTGGGCGCCGGCGTGGATGGTCTCGCGGGCCCGGGCCTGCCGGACAGAGAGGAGCTTGGTGGTCTCGTCCTTCATGCGGAGCCCGAGCTTCGACTGGAAGGCCAGGCGGGCCTCCGGCCAATCCTCGTCCGACGAATGGCGCTCAACAGTGCGGAGGACCAAACCAAGGGCCGCAGAGAGGTCAACCAGCGACTCCCACTTCACGGGAGTGGAGCTAGGGGCCCCTTCTGGCAGGAATCCGCAAACATACCGATGCTTTACCGACACCCAGTCAACACTTACGACAGACTCCTCAACCGCCTTGTTTTGAGTGGCTAACTCTGTGGCGGGAAGGGGCTTGGCCTTGTCGGGAGGGACCACGGGGGAGGTCGCCTTCTTGCGTGTCGGCGCCTTGGGCTTCTCGACGGTCTTGCCGACAGCCTTCCTGCGCTTCTTCGGGGCGGCCTTCCGGGCACGCTTCGGGGCGGGGGCGGTCATCCCGGAGCCTGCTGGGCCATCTTGGCGACCTCGAGAAGCACCCGCCGGATGGTGGCAGCGGCCAGGTGGGGGGAGAGTTCTCCTGAGTCGAGGCCGAGGGCCAGACGATCCATGCAGAAGGTGGCGTGGGTCAACTGGGCCAGGTGAAGCCGGGACTTGAGCGCGTGGGCACAGAACAGCCCGCAGGACTTCTCAGCAGAGAGGGATTCTCCGGGCATCACGGGAGCACCTCCCAGTCCCGGGCCAGGAGGTCTGGGGAGGTCGCGTGCCAGGGCATCCCGAAATCGGCGGAGGCCAGGCGCACCTGGAAGTAGGGGAGCGGGCCCAGGGGCTTCCCCCCGACCATGATCTGGTTGCCAGGGACCAAGCGAACGGTGGACCCCTGGGGCCAGGAGGCCCGACGGGCGACCCGACCGGACTCGAGGAGGCCCAGGGCCTCGGCGAAGGGCAGAGCCTTCATGGCTGCCCCGCCAACTCGAGGGTGGCCGGATGCCCGTCCAGGAGCACCCGCTGGGTGAGTTTCACCAGGTCCCCGAACGTGGGGATCCCGGCCCCAGGGGGCTGGCTGATGTCGAAGTGGACCCCGATCCCACGGCCATGGGGGTCAGCCCAGGACCCCACACGGACAGCGTAGACGATCTGCTCCATGAAGGTGGCCTCATTGGGACGCATGAGGACCGTGGCGCCCGCGGCCAGCATGAACATGATGCGGGCGGGCCGGACGGCCCGGGGGTGGATGGGGATCACGAAACCTCCTCGAGAGAGAGCAGCCGGTGCACGTGGGCCAGGAGCACGAGGTCGTCGCCATACCGGGCGGTGAAGTCGGCCTCGGCCAGATGACGGGAAGGGATGCCCTTCGCGCCCCCCCGGTGGTGGATGGGATCCAGAGGGATGACCTCGAAGTGGGAGGCCCGGCACCCCGCCCCGTAGGCCGTGCCGTCCGGGCGCAACCGGGAGTGGTGGAGTTCCGCAGGCGTGCCCGGGAACCCGTCGAGCCTGCAGGCCAGGCACCCGAGAGCGGCCACCTGGTCCATGTGCTCCTTCTCGGCCCGGGTCGGGGGCTTCCGCTTGGAGCGCTTCCTGGGCTTCCGGACAGCTGGCGCCCGGGAGGCCAGCCGCGGGGAGGAGGCCCGGAGGGGTGTGCGCCGGAGGAGCGGGGAGCGCTTCATCGGGCACCACATGAGGAGCAGAACACCGTGCCGTGCTGGGTGGACGACACCCTCTCCCCGCACCGCGGGCAGAACCCGAACAGGTGGCAGAGCACCCGGACCCAGTAGTTGAGGCGGTAGCGCAGGAACTGAATCATCGGCGACACCCACACGAGGGGCAGTAGACCAGGCCCCGAGGGCTCCGATCCACCCGGCGCCCGCACAGGTGGCAGAACCCCAGGAAATGGGAAAAAGAGCGCCAGAGGCGACGGATCATCGGGGCGCTCCACAGGAAGGGCATCGGGTGCCAGAGGGGACCAGGGTGTGGCAGTAGCAGCACCGGGCGCCGGCCGGAGGGATCGTGGGCAGCCATTCGGGCGCCTCCCCGATGCGGGTGACCCAGACGCCCTTGGGCACAGCATCGAGCCCCAAGGAGGCCCGGACCTCCTCGGGGGTCAGGAGACGAATCGCAGCCGATGGCCTGACGGCGGTGAGGATGGACAGGGTGTCGAGCATCACCCCTCCTCCCCGGCCCTGACGATCTCGACCGTCTGCTCTCGCGTGAGGCCCAGGCGCTTGCATGCCGCGATGAGGCTTGCTGAAATTTCCGCCTGCGGACGGCGAAACACCCAGCCCGGGCCTGCTTGGGATTTTTTCGCCACACCCAAGGAAACCAGGGTGCCGACATGCCTATGAAGCGTGCTGATAGCGGATTTGGTCGAGGCGGACAAATCCCGCAATGTGACAGCACGACCAAGGGCCTTCTGCTGGATGAGCCCAGCCTCGAGCACGCGACGATTGGCAGGAGAGAGGGGGGTCATTGGCCAAACTCCGCGGGGCCGGTGGGAATCACGGCCGGAAGGATGAGACGGAGGGCCAGGCCCCCACCATGGAGGTCCGCCACCTGCAGGGAGGAGCGCCGGGCAACGAAAAGGTCGTCCTTGGTGATCACCGCTTCACCCCCGATACGGATCAAGAGGGCCCGGATCACCTCAGAGGACAGCTGGAGATCCGCATTGGCCTGGGCCAGGTTCTCCAGGGAGGTCGGGAGGTCGGGGCGACTCATGGACGCCCCAGCATGAGGCGGGCCCCCCGGGCGCCAAGATGAACCCCCAGGAAGAAGGATGCGATCACGAGGCAGGCGACCCATCCGAGAGGAAGGGAGGTGTTCATCCGCGGTGCTCCCGACGAAAGACCAGACCACGGCACCAACCCAGGTAGTAGGCCATACCATGGGAGCAGGCCAGGATGAGCAGGAAGGTTCCCAGGGACATACTCATGGCGCACCTGCCGCACACCGAGCACGACGTTCCTGTTTCACTCGCACGGCATCTCGCGAGGAACAAGCCTTGCACTTGTAATAAAGCCGGTTGTGGGCAGCATAGAAATAGAAATCGGACTCCGGCTTGGACTGGTTGCACTTCTCGCAGAGCTTCCACCAAACCCCGTCCACCAGCACACAATCCGAGTGCTCCCGCTTGTGGGTGGTGGCGTCCAGGGCCTCGAGATTCTCCAGGCCGTTGTCGAGCTTGTCGGCGTTCCGATGATGGATCTGAACCCCAGCAGGGATAGGGCCGTGCACCTCCTCCCAAACCAGGTCGTGAAGCATCCGAGCAGGGCGATCACCAAGGCGGCCGACGCGCACATACCCCTTCTTCGTCACCTGGGCGCGACCCCAGGGCGTCTCGATGGACGGCCCATACTTACCCATGCGAAGCCTCTCCAGGCTTCACCCGAATGGCGTCCATGCCGGTGATCATCTTCCAGCGCAAAGCGCAGACGTCACAAAATTTAGGGTCCAACTCTACTAAGGCCGCCCGGCGCCTGGCCAGGTGGCAAGCGATGAGCGTCGAGCCAGAGCCCCCGAATGCATCCAACACGAGGTCGCCAGGGTTGCTCGAGAGCTTGATAGCCCGGTCCAGGAGAGCAACAGGCTTGGTGGTCGGGTGAAGGACGTTCGAAGCCGTCTCCCGGCCCTGCTCCCAGACGGTGGTCTGGGTCCGGCCACCCTTCCAAGTGGGCTTCGCCTCGAAATCGGTGGCGTAGATGCCCTGGGAATGGTCCTCGATCACAAGGCCCCGCCCCACGACGTCGACCGGGACCGCCCCGGCCTCCTGCTCGGCCAGGAAGGCGTTCTCGTGGCGCCGGCGGAACTCGTCCATGCCCAGGCCCGCGGAGGGCTTCACCCAGATAATCTGGGTCTTCACCCGGAGGCCCACCTCCTCGAGCGCGTTCTGGAACTCGCGCTGCCGGTGGTAGGAGTGCCAGACATACCAGGCGGCCTGCTTCATGGAGGCGGCCCGGACACAGGCGAAGGCCCGGGTGAGGAGGTTCTCGAGGGCGGCCCGGTCCAGGGCGTCGTTCTTGATCTTCCCGCCAGCTGTGCCCTTGGCGTTGGAGGAGTAGTCCATCCCATAGGGCGGATCCGTGAGGACCAGGGCGCCCTCCTCCCCGCCGAGCAGCGTGCGCCAGACGAAAGGATCGGTGCTGTCCCCACAGATAAGCTTGTGGGGGCCCATGAGAATGACTTCGCCAAGCACCGTCTCGGGAACCGCGGGGGGCTCGGGGACGGTGTCGGGGTCCACCTTGGGGGGTTCCCCGCCACCCGGGATGGTTCCGAACAGATCCTCAAGGGCAGACAGCGTGAAGCCGGTCGCCTCGATATCGAAGGCGCCATTGTCGAGCCCAACCAGGATCTCCTGCAGGGAGGTCAGCGACCACGAACTGAGATCCACAGTCCGGTTATCAACCACGGTGTAGGCGGTGGCATCGCGGTCGTCCAGGTCGGCCACGATGACCGGGATGACGGTGTCGCCGTGCCCAGCATCGAGGAGCGCCTGGAGGCGACCATGGCCGGCGAGGAGGCGGTTGGTTCCCTTCTGGACCACAGGAAGGGCGACCAGCCCATGATGAGCGATGGACTTCTGAATGATCCGAAGCTGCTCCGCAGAATGCTCCCGAGGATTTCCAGCCCATGGGCGGAGGTCCCGAACCTTCATCTGGACCACCTCGGGAACCCGGAGGTCGGATCCTGAAGGCGCAGCAGGAGGTGGGCCAGCAGCGGCCGGCTTCTTGGGCGGGGCCGCGGGAGGAGCGGCCGGCTTCTTCTTGGGGTGCGCTTTAGCAGGCAACTTCGGGACCTCGTGCCTTGGACTCGTAGCCCCAGGCGTGGCGGCGATACTGGCGGTAGGACCAGGGCTTGAGGCCCCGGACGGACGCCATCTCGCGGTAAAGGGGATAACTGTAGAGGAGCGGAGTGTCGGGGCCCATGGCACGGAGGGTCCAGCGGGCCACACGATTGGCCAGGGTCCGGTTCGCGTGGGAGGCGCCGATGGAAACCACCTGCACGCGAGAGAGGCTGATGTAGCGTTTGGTCTTGGTCGCAGCCGCACGCCGAGACAGGGCAACCAACAGGGCCGCATGCTCGGGACGCTGCCCAGTGACGTCCTCGATGACGTCAACCAGGCGATTCAGGCACACGTAAATGGATTGATCGATATCCAAGCGAGTCCTCGGGCGACTCGTCAGGGAACCAATAAGATTGGGACCGTCAAGAGGGAAATTGCCCCCCGCCCAGCCCAAGCTGGACCAACTCGGATTCAAGCTGGAAGCCGTGCTGCCACCATTCGCGCTCCCTAGAGCCTTCCAGGTGGGGGCACTCCAGCAAGGAGCCCCCACGCCTGAAGGCTGATCTGCCCTTGTGGATCTCGGCGGCACGCATGGCCGTTTCTTTGCTAGTCCTTAGCATTGGCGGCCTCCTTGGCACGGCGAACAGCCTTCTGATGGAGGATGAGATCGGCGCCACGGGGAGAGGCGCAGCAGCGGCAGACCCCCTCGTCAGCGGAATGGAGCACCACCTTGGTCGGGCTCCGGTAGGTCTGGTGGTTCTGCATGTGGAGGTCGGTGTCCAGGGACCAGACCCGGAGGTTGGACTTGAGGCGGACCACCCGCAGGCCCTCGGGCGCCCCGCACTCGGTGCAGAAGCGAAGCCCGAGCGCCTTGTGTGCCTCGAGCCTCCGATCAAGCGACGTCTTCACCATCGAGGCCCTCCAGGATAAGGGATCCGAGGTCAACGACCTTCGGGAAGCCCGAGCGACGCTTGCAGAGCCAGACCTCCATCCGGGCCCCGCGGCTGTTCACCCAGTTATCCAACGGGACGAGGTAGTCGCAGCGCCGCAGCATGGTGATGCACTTCCGCATGGCAGCCTTCCAGACCTCCTCGGGCGTGCCCTTGGGCTCCAGAACATGAGCATGGGGGACGAAGGCCATGTAGTCCCCAGCCGACTCCACGAGCATGCCCATCTCGAGGGCCTGCTGGCGGAAGTGGAACATGGTGGCGGCGTCTGGGTCGGTCAGCTTCCCAGCGATGTAAACGAGCTTCATGGCAGCACCTCGCGCAAATCGTCACAGGACCAGATCACACCGACACAGGCCCCTGCCCCGTGCATGGCGTCCAGGAAGGCCAACTGGTCGGGGGTGGGCTTCCCGGGCGACGCCACCTGCCGGAAGCCACTGAGGGTGGGCTCCAGGTGCTCGGCCGCCTTGCATTCGATGTAAAGAGGGATCCCCCAGGGGAAGGCCAAGCGGTGCACCTGGGGGGGAATGGTGCCCACGATGTCCACGAGGCCCGCCAGAATGCCGGTCTCCCCGCGGAGGAGGGCCGAGGCGTCCCGGGCACCGAGGCCCTGCCGGCGGAGGGCGCCGATGGCCCTCCCCCGGAGTTTCTTGGCCCCGGCGTCGACTACAGCGGCTGGGATGCCCAGGTAGGACAGGCGGGCGATGGCCGCGGCCTGAATGTCGGCCTCGGAGGGCCGGAGGCAGAGCCAGGACGTCTTGTAGCGGGTGCGGTCCCACTGCCAGAGGTAGGAGCGCTCAACCATTGTGGACCCCAAAGCGAGGCATCCACTCGGGCCAGTCCCGGGGCTTGGGGGGAACAATCCGGGTGATCTCGGCCCGAAGCTCGGCGTCCTGCACGTGGTTCCTGGCCAGGTCCAAGAGGGAAAGCAGCCGCATGGGTGAGGGCATCACCCAGAAGCAGTGGGTGCAGAGATACGCCTCCGGGATGAGGAGGTAATGGCAGCGGGGGCAAGGGACCTCGTTCATCCGGTCTCCCCCAGAGGGAGCGGGACCTGCCCGGTGTAGGCAGCGAGGTCCCGCTCGTAGGCGTCCAGGGCGGCCTGGTCGTTCTCGCTGAACAGCGCCAGGACGTGGATGGAAAGATGGGTGCGGCCCTCCTGCCGGGCCACCCGCTGCAGATCCTTCATCACCTGCATGCGCTTGGCCAGGAGCGCCGCGGACTCACGGAAGTCAGGCATGGGCCACCTCCGGGAAGGCGCTGTGCACCACTTCATCCAAGAGACGGCCGGAGCGGGCCTTGCCGAAGCGCAGGGGGCGCTCGAGGTCGGGATTGCCAGCCGCATTCTCCTGGGCGTCCCAGGAGACGAATGCCTCGGGGGGAAGCTGATCGGGGCAGCAGAACTCGCCCCACTGCTTGAAGAAGAAGGGCACCCGTGCGGCCGCACATTGGTCGCGGAGGCCACGGGGATACTCAGGGAGCATGGGCCTGGCGTGGGGGCCGGACTCGCCGCCGCAGATTACCCAGTCGAGACGCCGATCATCGGGACATGACCCATGGCAGAACCCGCCGGGAAAGTCATGGGTAGGGCACCAGCCCTTGTGAAGGCCAAGGCCGGTCAGGTCCACGGGCCCAAGCAGTGGCTCACAGGACAGGAACCGAACGGCCGCGGGCACCTGCAGGAGCGCGGGGATCCGAAGGTCGGCCCGCTCCTGATCCTCCACAGAGGTCCCGAGCCAGACGTTGGCGGGGGGGAACCCAGAACCCCAGGCATGGAGCCAATCATGTAATTCACCCAAGGACTCGTCACCATCGGTAGCATTGATGGCCCGGGCCAGGAGTGGGAGCACATTCTCCGGCCGCTTGGTGAGAACCAGCCAGTCAAGGTGCGGGGTCTGCCGGATCACATCCAGCGCCTCGAGGCGTGCGACATCCAGGTCCCCCCGGTCCTCGAAGAAGTCGCCCATAGACTGGGTGAACACCCGAAACCGGACGCCCTCCTTCACCGCACGGCGCTCATACTTCAGGGCCTCCCGGCGGCCAGCCTCGACACGGAGCATGCGCGGGGCATTGCCCCAGTGCCGAGCACGGCCGGGGCGATCGGCACGGAGGGGGTGGAACCGGGCGTCCAGGGTCTCGGCGTAGCAATTCGCACATCCAGGGCTCACCTTCGAGCAACCGTGCCAAAAATTTACGGTGTGGTGGGTCCACTCGATTCTGGAGTTTTCGGCCATCACCGCCCCCTTTCCAGCAGCACCTGCATCCGGTCATACATCGCGGGATTCTTGGCCTCGAGCATCGCGGTCAACTCGTCCCAGTGCTCCACGAGCCCCTTCCAAGTGGGATAGGCCAAGGCCACTTCGCCCAGGCGAGAGCGCCATTCCGGCTGGACCCTGAGAAGGCGATGGCAGCGGTTGAAGTCGGCCGGATCCAAGGGAGCGGCCCCAAGGCGATCGGCAGCGAACCCCATTGGCCGGCGCCCCATGCAGACGGTGAAGATGGTCCCCGAGGAGGAGCCAACAAACAGGCCCCGCTCCCACTCCTCGGGAGTGGCCTCGAGACGAATGGACGGGCTTTCCGGCGTCTCCTTGCACTTCGCATGGGCCTTCTCAAAGGCGATCCCATGCGCCACAAAGCCAGCCCAGGCGGGGGAATTGATGGCGATCCCATGGCGCTGGTCGTCATGAATCACGACGTCCCGCGCCCCGCAATGAAAACAGACGACCAACTTGTCATGCAGGCCGACATGGGCAACCCCCTGCCCCCTAGCCATTGGCCACCTCACCAGCGGGCTCCCTGACCCAGAGCGCCTTGAACTCCTCGGGGAAGTCCTCGTTCTCGGCGTGCTTGGCGAAATCCACCACCAGGCGGGACAACTCCTGCTCGACGGTCATCACGAACTGGGCCCGGTCCCGCAGGCGGGCCTCAAGGGTTCCACCAAACCCAACCCCTTCAGGGAAAGAGAGGGCCACAATCTTCATGGAGGACCGGCAGATGGTCAACTGGGTGGCGAAATCCTCGAGCACCAAGGAGAACCTGGCCCGGTCAACCCACTGGCCCTTCTCAATGGCGACCTTGAGGGCCGACTCGAGGTTGAACCGGCCCTTATGGGAGGAACCGTCGCCATCCACATCCCGGAAGGTCACCTCATGCTCGGGCCAGACGTTGGCCAGGCCAGACTCGTCCTCATGGGTGCCAGACCAGCAGAGCCACTCCAGGAACCGATCGGGGGACTCACGATAGAGAGGGGTCAGGCCCAAGTGCTCCATGGCCCAGGAGCCGCCGCCAGTGGGACCGTCGATCAACACCAGGCCGGAATGCACGTTGGTCAGGAGGATGCCGTGGGAGGGCTGTGCCGGGGCAGCCATGGCAAGATCCAGGCGCACCTCGGCGCCGATCTCCTTCATGCGCTTGCGGTCGGGCTTGCCCCCGCAGACTTTGAGGTAATCATCGACGGCACGCGCCGTCTCGGCTTTTGCCAGCTGGGCCGGAGCCCGCTTGACGTCCCGACGCAGACCACAGGCGTAGAGATCCGGGTCTCCGTCGAGGTAGCCACGATCCACGGGGCCATCGAGAAGGGAGCGCCAGCTGCAGGTTCCGATGCGCTCCAGGGTCGCGGAGCCCTCCTGGATGGGAGAGAAAACCTTGTTGCCGAGGGTCTCATCGATGCCCGAGCGGAAATCCGCAGCGTCGGCCAGGAAGCGGGTGTAGGAAACAGACTTGCCTTGGAGAAAGGTCATTTCCGGGAACCTTAGAGGTCCGACCCAGAGGGGTCGGAGGAGTAGGAAGGAGGGTTGGTCATGCGGGACATTTCGAGGAAGCGGTAGTGCTCGAGGTCGGCCGTGATGGGGATGATCCCCGTGGGCCCGTTGCGGTTCTTGGCGACGATGAGTTCATAGGCCGCATCTGGAGCCCCGGCCTCGCCCCTCCGGTGAAGAAACAAGACAACGTCGGCATCCTGCTCGAGAGCGCCAGAATCGCGGAGGTCTGAAAGCTGAGGACGGCCCCCAGAACGGTGCTCCACCTCGCGGTTCAACTGGGAGAGCACCAGGGCAGGAACGTCGAGATCCTTGGCCATCAACTTGAAACCACGGCTGATCTCACCCACACGAACAGACTCGTTCTGCTTGGCAGCCTGGGAGCCGCGAGGGCTCGAGAGCAACTGGAGGTAGTCGACCGCCACGAGCCCAAGCTTCCCGAACTTCACCGAGGCACGCTCTGACATGGAGCGGATCTCGGGGACGGTGATGGTGGCACGGTCACAGACAAGGAAAGGGAGCGCGGCGAGGGCCCCCTGGGCGTCACGAAGTCGCGCCCATTCGGAGGCATCCAAGGTGCCGGAGGAGATCTTGCCCCCAGACACACGGGACTCCGAGGCTGCGGCACGGATCCAGACCTCGTCGCCGGCCATTTCCAGGCCGAACAGGGCCGCGGTGGCGGAATGCTCTGAGATCCGGCGCAGCCACTGGGCAAGGAGGGTGGACTTCCCGACACTGGGCCGGGCAGCCAGGATGACCATCTGCTGAGGCTTGAACCCACCACCGAGCATCCAGTCCAGGCGGGAGAACCCGGTAGGGGTGCCAGGGGTCTGGCGTCCCTCGGCAACGTCCAAGGCGTGCCGCATGGCGGTTTCCCCAAATTCCCCGAGACGCATAAGGCCCTTGGAGCCAGTGGGCTGGGCCATGGTGAGGAGCGAAGCGCTGAAGGATTCCACCAGCCCAGAGGATTCCTGACCCTCCACAGCCATGCGGACGAGGCCAGCGCCCATGTGAACAAGCTTCCGCAGGCGTGACTTTTCCAAGATCACATTGGCAAGCACATGGGGACGCTCCACATCCTCGCCGGCCAGCAATTCCACCAGTCCGGGATAGCCTCCCACACGGCCAAGGGCGTCAGCAGCTTCCAACTCGACCTTGAGGGTCAGGCTGTTCACCTCCTCGTTGCGGGCAATGAGGGCCACCAAGGCAGAGAACACGGCCTTGTGGGATGGGTGAACGAAATCATCAGCCGAGAGCCCCACCACAGCCTCGGAGGCGACATAGCCCGCCCCTGGGGCGCAGCAGGTGGCGAGAAACGACCTCTCGCAATCGATATCCTCGGGCAGACGCTCGGGGAGCCAATCAGACATGGGACGCCTCCGGGGCGTGGGCGGGCCGCGACGGGCCGGATTGGGGGGCAGGCGCCGCGGGAGAAGGGGGAGGGGCACCAACCCCGACCTTCACGGAAGCCAGAGAGGCCAGCCAGGCATTCGCGGCGTTCTGCCACGGGTTCGACTTGGGCCCATCGATGGAACTGAAGAAATTCTCGATACCCGGAACATTCAGGTGCTCCGACTTGGCAATGGCGTGACGCTTGCGGGCCGCCACGAAGAACAGCGTGAGGTCGGTCAGATCCTTTGCCGTGAGCCGATCGCCCCAGGGGGTGCGAATCCGGTTGTGCTCCAGGATCTCCATGTAGCGCTTGGCGGTTCCCTCCTGGTTCCGGCGACGGGGAGCCATGGTCTTCGTCTCGAAGTTCCACGCCTCGGTGGGATACCCCTCCCATGCACGAAGGAACTCCCCGCGGACTTCTTCCGGCATGGACGACATGACCAGACCAAAGGATCGTCCCCGAGGGGCCTTTGACCGGGGAGACGGAGCAGACGCCGCGTCGCCGCAAGGCGACGAAGTAGTTGTTCCCTTCCCTTCCCTTCCCTTCCCTTCCAGAGACGAGGGCTCGTCGAGGGCTCGTCGAGGAATCGACGAATCAAAGTAAATGCTGATTTTACTGGGCGTAGGACGGTCGATCTTCTGATGCTTCCTGAAATTGAGGATCAGCCCGATGGGGCCATGGGAGGGGTGTTCAGAGAGGGCAATCCACTCGGCAATCGAGAGGGCTTCGAGGGCTCGTCGAGTGATCGTCGAATCCTCGTCGAATGGTCGTGCGAAATTGCGGACCAAAATGGGATCGGCCAGGAAATAGCCCTCGTCATCCGCGAGATTCAACAGGGCAAGAGCCATGGTCTTGACATAGTCGTCGAGACGCCCAATCACAGGATGGGACCAGAACTCTGGCTTGGTAGAACGGATCCGGGCCACTAGCGCCCCCCGGTCGGGCGATACCCGCGGCGACCAGCCTGCTTCCAGGCTTCACGGTTCCATGCGGGTCGATTCGGATCCTCCTCGGGCTGAACAGGTGAAATGGGCGAAGGGAAAAACAAGTTCTTCAGGCGAAGGAGGAGGGCGTGCATCAAACGGCCTTCCTTCCCGGCCGCTGGCGCAGCCGAAGGTTCTTGGTGTTCTCCTGGGACATACGGACGAAGGCCGAGAGTTCAGACTCGAGCCAGTAGCGGCGATCGGTCACAGGATCACGATGGAAAGGGAGGCCCTTCTCACAAGCGCGGGTGACGTATGAGTCGCCCACCATGGATCCGGGCTCCATGCGCTTGAGGTTGGCGAACCAACGGCGCACATCGGCAAGGTTCATCCAGGGTTCCATCAGGCCCCCTTCACGAGAGAAAGCACTTCCCGAAGGAGCGCGGTGTTGTGCTCCAGACGCTGCTCCAGGAGGGCCTGCTGCTGGGTAGCAAGCGAAACGCCCTCCTCGATGTGCACCAGGCGGGCGGAGACGTCCGCAAGTGGGCTGGAAGGGGTTAGGCCGGCGAGGCGCATAGGGGTGGCGCCCTGGGAATCTGGGGCCACATAGACGCCCCGCTCCACCCGGGAAAGGGAGCCACAGGAGACGGACTGGCGGAGGAAGGTTTGGAGGGTGGAGAACCCGAACCGCGGGCACTTGGCCCGGCAGAGGGTCAGGATGCGATCGACGGGATACTGGTGGCCAGGGACAAGCTCCCTGACCACCAATTCGAACCCGGCAAGCTGGCGCGTGTTGCGGGACATGGATTACCTCTCCTCGGGCCAGCCGGTGTCATCGAAACCATCAGAGGGGCCAGATGCTGAGGGGGCCGGGGCATCGTTGGTAGGGGCGCCCGGGAGGGGCCCGGAAGGAGCGGCAACCCAGTCGGCGTGAGCCTCGAAGGCGGCCCGGATCCGGACATCGTCCTTCGAGAACATGTTGTCGATCCAGGTGCGGGCGAACGCCTTCTCGCCGAAGGAGACGACGGAGAGCACACGCCGGGCGGCATTGTGGTCGAGGCCCAGGCGGTCAGCGTGGCCCTTGGCGGTCCCAATCTGCTTCTCAGAGAGGGCCGTCCCATAGGTGTAGTCGACGTTCTCCTCGTGGGAGGGGGCGGTGGCGCCCGTCCGGCCCACGGACTCAGGGTCGGGGTGGACGGCAGCAGGAGCCGCCCCACCAGCGGCGTGCGGGAGAACCTCGCCCTCAACCGTGGCGTGGGGGATCAAGTCGTGGGTGAGGAACTCGCCCGACTCAGCTGCGGCCTGGAGGTCCAGAGCCTTGGCCAACGCGGGGGTCTTGGGGAGGCGCTTGCAGAGCCTGCGAAGGGCTGTCTTGCGACCCATTTCGGAGTAGTCCGTGGTCCAGGGCGAGGCACTGGTGTTCTTCTTCTTCTCGAGGGCCCGGTCCTTGATTTTATCCACGGCGGGCCGGCCCATGACCTCAAACTGAGAGGAGCCATCACGGAAGAATGCGATGGCGTAGAAGGCCACGATATCGGCATCCGAACGATCCGAGCCGAGCATGGCAAGGTCGGGCTTGTGGCGGAGATAGGGCTCGTCCCCCAGCTGGTAGTCGAAGGCGTCGCCCTTGAACACGGGATCACAGGTGACACGGGCCACTTCCCCGCCCATCTTCACCAACTTGACGAGGCCCTGATACCCAGGGATGCCCTGCGCCTCGTAGCACTTGAGGTCATTGTTGTAGTAGGGGACAGCGTGGAACTCCTGCAGCCCACCGGCAACTTCGAGGCCCAACTCCGCGCCCTGCTGGAGCGTGCGGAGCATGGAGAGCGGGGTGCACTTGGCGAGGGTGGGGTTGCGCGAGGCAGCGCTGCAGATGATCGAAACCACCCGGTTGGGATCGATGGAGGAGGCGACCTTTTTCAGAACGCTGGCATTGGCCTCCAGGAACCGGCGGAGGTCCGCGGGCGTGGCAGGCTGCCTGTTGGGATCGATCTTTGCCACGCCATTGGCGGGGGGAGCGGGGGTGGCGGTGGTCATCGTGCCTCCTTGCAGGTCATGACGAAAAAGGGGTCGCCCCGGGAGATGACCTTCGCGGCCACATCGGGGAATTGGGACTTGAGAACCTTGGTGTCGCAGGATTCACGGCCCTGGCGCTCTGAGAGGGTAAGAGGACGGCCAGACGGGAGGAGGGCCTTGGAGATACCGATGGCAGCTAGACGCTCCTTCAAGTTTTCCTTGACCGTCTCATAGCGCTCGGCGTCGGGCTTCAAGGCCAGATACTCGTCGGCCAGGGCCTCGATATCAGGGATCTCGTCGGGAGGGATGAAGGTGGCAGAGCCGGCGGAAGCACGAGCGGTGACCATGGCGGGGCAGGAGTCGGCGATGATACAAGAGGAGCAGTAACCGCGCTCCGTCTCAGCAGGGGGAAGCCCTTCATCCTCGGTCATGAGGCCCTGGCGAATCCCCTCCACGGCCGCCATCACGCGATGAGCGCGGCCCTTGGCCTCGTCGAATTCGGCCTGGTTGAATGAGAGGAAAAACACCTCAAAGTCGGCCAGGTTCTCGCGGGAGACAACGAATGCGAGGCCCC